TATCCCAATAATCTTGAACACCTAACCTATTAATTGCCCATTTAAGTTCAGTAAAACATGAATCCTTTAATGTTCTAAATACTTTTCTGATGACCAATGTATTTGCATCAGGGTATTTCATCATATTGGTGATGAACCAAAGTGCTGTTGTCTTTGATTTCTTGGATGCTCTTGAACCTTTTACAACTCTGTATCTGCCTTTGAACTTCCAAAAGCGGTTATAACCTTTTCCAACAGCTTTCTTCAATGAAATATCAAGCTTTGTCATGCCACTTTCACCGCCTTTTTATGGTTCAATAAATACAAAGTGCCGAACATACAAGCTTTTCCATGTGTTTTGTTACTAACCTGTTACTATTCGGCTTCATCTTCATCATCCAAGTCATCATGAATGACAACAGGAATTGCACCTTCAACTTTGAATTTGTCATCAGGCTTGAATCCTGCCCTATCAAGTATATCTTTTGCAACCATGTACCTGACCATTTCGCTTTTAGCATTTAAAAGATTCGTATGTGTTCTGAAAGCTTTTGCAGCAAGTGACTGAATGCTTATTCTAACAAGTGCATCCAGTTCACTCATAAATTCTTTATCCTTTTTCCATGTGCAGATTGTCTTTTCAGTAATGTTAATCTGTTTTGCAATTTGCTTCTGTGTTAATTCACCTGATGCCATTAGTTCAATGCACTTTTTTTGTTTTGAACTTAACATTCAATCACCCCCTTTTATTAACATTCATTTACTATTTTGCTTTCATCATGTGGTATGAAGTATCATTTTTATGCTGCTCTGTATGACAATCATGACATAAACACATTCCGTTCTTAATATCAATCCTTCCTTGTGGGTAATCTGCCCATTTAATAATGTGATGTGCTTCAAGTCTATTTGTCGAACCACATAATTCACATTTACCTTTTGAGATTATTTTATTTGTCCATTCCTTAACTCTTGTATCATTTCTATCAAATGGATATAAATTTTCATCTGATAAAAGTATTTTTACAAAATCGGAAGGAAGCATTGCTTTTAGAATTAGTAAAGCTGCTTGTTTTCTATAAATTGAATAATCACCAATTAAAATTGCAACTGAATCAACAATCAATTTACTTTTATTCATATGCAACACCGCCTTTCAATCAAAGTAAAAAAGCAGACAGAAATCATCCTGTCTGCTTCGCCCTTTGGGGCATTTTAAGTATAACATAAAAATATAGTGTCATTATATGCCCTCATAAAGTTAATTAGTGTCATTTTATTCCTGGTAAGGAATTTTCACATTCATCAAAGCGGATGCATGAATCCTGTGAACCTGTTTCAATGAAAGACCCATGCTTGATGCAACAGCTTCCCATTTAAGAAATTCTATGTATCTTAATCGCAAAACAAGCCTTTCATCAGGGTCAGGAACATTGTTTATAACTTCCCTGATTTCCTTTTTCAATTCAACAAACCTGTCAATCTCATCATTGATAATCTTTTCAAGGTCAACAATCTTGTTGATGCACTTCACAAAAGATGGTTCTGTGCTTTTTGTACCTGATGGGGGCATTCCTGAAAGATTCGGTGAAGAAATGCTTGTTGACAATGCTTTCAATTGGGCAAGTTCTTCAAGGTCACTATTTATCAATTCATTCAGGCGGTATGCCTGTCTTAAATATTGCTTTGGTGTCATATTATCATCCTTTCTTCATTCTGTTACTGTTTGTTACGGTTAAATGTTACGGTTGAATTTTTCAAGCGTAACACTTGAAAAGTCAGTAATATCAATGGTTTTATGGGTTTCATGTTACACATGTTACAGTTATACTTCTTATATTTCTATTTTTTATGAAATCAATAAAAATTTACGATAATAAAAATTATTGATTTCATTAAATAACTTAAATCTAACCGTAACAACCGTAACAAGTGTAACAATCATTTATTTTCAATACTTTCCATTGTTACACTTGAAAATATCAACCGTAACAAAACCGCAACATCAATATTTTTGAAAGTTAATTTTCAAAGTCCTAAAACCTTTGAAGCATACATATCAGCAGTATGTGTCCAAAGAACTGTTTCATATTTCCTGATTGCTTTGTCATAACCTTCCCAGTCATCCCTGTTGTAAGCACCCATATGATACCTGATGCACAGGATTTCTTCTTCCGTCAGTGTCATGAATTGTGACAGCAGCATGATTGACTTATCACCATGACCCTTCAACAACACATCCTCTGCATATTCAAAGTGTGATTCTTCGCCTTTGACTTCACCAGTTCCCATCATCACCTGACCTTCTTCATCCACAACCTTGACATATTCATCTATCTTGCACAGGTCATGAAACAAACCGACAATCCAGGGTGATTCCTTCCGCTGCCAGTGTAAATCAAGCTTGGCTGTCATTTCCACCAGGCATCCTGCCACTTCATAGCTGTGGTCAAACAAACCGCCTTCATAATTGCCATGGTACTTTGTAGATGCGGGTGCATTGAAATAACCATTTTCCATCAGCCAGTTCTTGAAATCCTTCGGTAACCAACTATCCGTTGCACTTGCAAAGTTTGCAATTCTTTCCATGAACTTGTTCATTCTCTTTGACCTCACTTTTAAATATTTCAGGGTTGTCTTGTATTACCATGTGCAGGGCATTTGCCAATTCATCAATTTTCTTTTCATCTTGTCTTGAATAGCCCAGGAAATCAAATATTGCATGTAGCATTTCATGAATGAAATCGGCTTCCATTTTGCCCTTTGCATTTGGGCAAATCCTGATGACCAGGTTCATGTAATCAACTTCGCCTGAATAGTACCTATTGCCCAAGTCAAGCTTATCTGTCTGTTCAACTTTGTAAATCTTACCGCCAACCTTAATCTGCTTTGGTATTTTCATTATCTACACCTTCTTTCTTTGGAAGCGGAAGCAATGCCCATTTGGTTGCCCTGTGAACTGCTTTATCGCTCCAACCATTGCCAAGCCACAAGAACGTTTTGTAACTGCAAGCTGCTTGTGAAAACAATGAAGGGATTTCAGCAACTATCCAAACCTTTTCTTCGCCAAAGTTCGGGGGTGAACCGTTTTTCCATTCAATATTCATTTGAAGCACCTTCCTGTCTTTTTATCTTTTATTTCAATCCTGTTCAACAGTTCAAATCCAGTTTCATTTATAATGAACTTCAAAACCTTAATCAGGAAATTGACTTTATTTTCAAGTGCTGTATCTTCCTTGATAATCGGCTTCAAGGCTTCATATGCTGTTGGGTCAGCACATCCGCTTTGATTATACTTTGGATTTCTCTTGTCGCCCATCATACTACACCTTCAATATCATCAAATACAACTGGAATTTTTGCCTTCAATTCTTTTAGAAGCAAACCGGCAACTTCCCGCATTTGTGGATGTGCTGCCGGTGATGTCCTTAATTTTAAGAAATGTCGCCACTCTCTAATATTGGCAGTCATCACAAGTTCAGTTTTTAAGCTGTTTGGAAGAACTGCCCTTGCTTCTTCTGGTGTGCATCCCCAATCCAGCATTGAAAAATAATATTGTTCTGCCATTTGACAAGCCCTATACCACATGTCATAAGCTTCCGTTCCAGGAACTAAAAAGCAAGGTTCAATTACTGTTATTTCACCGTTGAATTGACCTTTTGAATAATTACAATACCTGGTTGATTCCTGGGAATAGCTTGCTATCCTATGCCTAACTATTTCATGAGAAACGCCCCTGTCGCATATAAACTTTACTGAAAAGCTGAAGTGTTCCAATACTGATTCATGCCCGCGTTTAATGATGTTTTCGATAAATTTATAAGCCGAATCATCAGTAATTTTATCTTCTGACTTATAACAAACCCTTCCGCATCTTTCAAGTTTCTTGATAACATCTTGTTCATCAAATACATCTATAATTTCAACACTTGGTTTTATTATTTTCATGACCATCTTCCTTTCTAATCCGAATACATTGTATTACAGTAATCCCGCCATTGTGGATTTTCAACTTCCTCATACAAATCACATGCAAGGGAATGAACTGCTACCTTAAAACATCCGCTTGCCTTGTTTTCACATATCCGAAGCTTCGGATGCATTGGAACGCCTTTATAAACCGAATAAATACAATCCCCGCATCTGTTCATTTTTGAAATATCCACTCATCAATCATCCTTTCTTGTTGGAATATCTTGCATTTAATGTAATATATAAAGAACTTTCATTTTATCTTGAACCATCTTGAATTGTTACTTCTATTCGTGGGTTTTCCTTATCTATTTCAAAATAATTATTTATATACCCTATTTCTGCCCATCCGTCATTTTTTATCATCCCAGCTTTTACTAATCCATCTAATATCATCTTTGTTCCTCCTGCGATGATATTGTCTTTATCTCGCCTCTTATCTTTACAATACCATACAATATCTAAATCTATTCTGTTAAACTTTCCTTTTCCTTTTGCAACCCAAGCCACCTTGTTAGTGCATTCTCTCTTAAGTTTATTATAAGCTTGATAGTGAGATTTAGCTGCTTTAATAATTTCGTTCATGCCAGGCATCTCACCATCAATTACTATTTTTATTTTTTTTTACTATCTTCATCCCTATTTATAGATTTTTGAGCGTCAAAACCTTTAGGATATCTTCTTCTGAGCTTTTCAACGTTATGAATCAACACTTCATCTAGTTCAACATTTAAACCTTTTGCTAATATAGCAATGTACCAACATACATCTCCTAGTTCATCAATCAATTTTTCTTTATCCAGTTCGTGTCCTTGAAACATATACTTTTTAATTATGTCTGCTACTTCTCCACTCTCTCCCGCAAGTCCTAATGCTCCATTTAATATTAAATCTTCTTCTTTAATACTGCTTGCTGTCCTTAAAGCTTCTTTTTGATAATCATTTGCTTGCATTTAATTCCTCCTCTAACTTCCTCTCTACTAATTCCATAATACAATAGTTAGCTAAATCCATCAAAGAGTCCTCAATAGTCTCACCAACTCTTGCTTCACCTTTTCGATACAGAGTTTTCAACCTGTAATACTTATGAAATATCATCATTAAAATTTGCTCAGGAA